ATGGATGAAAAGAGACAAAAAAAAGAAATGGATTTAGAAGTAAATTCCTTTGTTCCTTTATATCAACAACTATATGACAACATAAAAAAACAAATAGCATCTGGCATATATAAACCAGGAGATAAACTTCCATCTGAAGGAGACTTATGTAAAGAATTTAATATAAGTCGTATAACTGTGAGAAATACGACTTTTTTATATAAAATAGCAAAATAACAGTGTTTGAGCAAAAAAAAAGAATGTTTTTTATCGTTTTGCCACCTGTTTGCCACCATAACTTTTTTCGGTGGCAAATTATTGTAAAATGCCCTCCAAAATATCTATTGTTTCACTTTCCATTTTACTTGTAACATGTGAATATGTGTCCATAGTGGTTGATAATTGACTATGACCTAATCTTTGTTGTATATATTTTACATTAGCTCCATTTTCTAATAATAATGTGGCATGTGTATGTCGCAAGCAATGAAAATTAAAGTTAATATTTAGTTTCTTGTTAATAGTTCTTATAGCAGCGTCAATATTGTTGTGATTTACAAATGAGCCATCTTTTTTTCTACAAACCCAATCATACTCAGTTTCTTTATACCATTTTCCAATTTTAATTTTTTGTTTTTTTTGATTCAATTTTTCCTCTTTTAATATCCTAGACAAAGTATCACCTATTTTAATATCTCTTATTGATGTTTTTGTCTTAGGTGATGCTAATTCAAATTCTGAAACTTTTCTCTTTATTAAATTTTTTCTAACTTTGATTATATTATTATCTAAATCAACATTATCCCAACAAAGACCTAATATTTCTCCTTTTCTCATGCCTGTATGAAACCCTATAAGTAGAGGAATATAGATATTTGTATTTTTAGGATATATTTCTAGTATTTTATTGAACTCATCTAGTGTTATAGTCTTGTTATCTGACTCATTTTTTACCTTTAAAACATTTTTTGGTATACTGGCATATTGAACAGGATTTTCCTTAATGAGTTTGTAAGGGTAAACAGCAGATTTTAAAGCAGCATTTAATACAACATAAATCGCTTTTAAAACTCCTTTTGTGTAGTGTTTTTCTTCTCCGTTTTGTGTGTATGTCTCTTTTGATTTATTATTTAAAAATTCTTGAATAATAGCTGGATTTATAGATTTTAGCTTACATTTACCAAGTCTAGGTTCTATATGATTTTCAATTAAATTTCTATAACTTTCCTGAGTATTGTATTTGCAATTAAGAAGTACATACTCTTTGTACCAAAAGTTAAGATAGTCTGATAAACTCATATTTGTTTCATCAAACACTATACCAGCATTTTCATATTCATTTATTGCATCACGGAGCGATTTTTCAGCTTCTTTCTTAGTGTTTCCACCAACTCTTTCTACCTTTTTTCTCTTGCCATCTACTATACCTGCATCAAAGTAGTAATACCACTTCTTTCCACGTTTTCTTACGCCGCCTTTCATAAAATCTCTCCTCTCAAAAGCTTTTTTTATGTAATTATATAATAACATATATCAATTTAAATAAAATAAATAAAAAAGACTATAAGAAACAAAGTTTTATGTTTATAATTAATAGTCTTTTTTATTTAGATACATATTTAATGTTTTTTATCACGTGATTCCAGCACTTTTTCTGCCAAATAAACAACTATTTTTTCATACTCAATATCAGTTTCTAAAGAAAAGTCAACAATAGCAGGTATCGTCATATCTCCTGCATATTTATTACCTAACCAATTTTCAATTAATTCCAATTCTTCTTTGCTTAATTCAAATTTTTTCTTTTTATTAAAACTTAAGTTCAATTTATTCACCTCAAATAATATTATATATTAAAAATAGTATTTGATAGAAACATTCGAATTATTTATGTAATTTTCTTTTTTTAATATATTCATCAGCAAAATAATTTACTAAATATTTTTCCTCCAATCCTAAAGCTATTTCTAATTCAATAAGAGCAGGGATAGTTAAATCTTTATTCTCATTATTTTCCAACCTAGAAATTTGACTTCTGTGGCAACCAACTCTTTTTGCTAACTCTATTTGTGTTAATTTCTTCTTTTTTCGTAACTCTTTTAACATATATTTAACCTACCTTTTAGATAATTTTATATATGTTAGTTTGTGTAATTTCTTGTAATAAATGTGCAATATTCGCACACTTTTTGTTGGAAATTTGTGCTAGAATGTAGTTAAGAAATAACTTTATCTAGATAAAGCAAAAATAATAGAAGCTATAAAATATAATAATATTTTACAGTTATTTTATAGTTTTAAGCTTTGAAAAAGAGGTGGTTGTAACTATTTTTAAGAACGTATGTTTCGTGGAATTAATAAATAAAATATTTTATAGGGGATGATATATTTGAATAAGACGAAATATTATGATATTTTAAAGTTAAACTTATTAATGAAAAAGTTGAAAGAATTGGATAAAAATAAAATCAATGAATATAAAATAAAAGTGAAAGAAATACATAAAATCAATAAAAAAGAGGAATGATTCCTCTTTTTTATTATATTCATTTTCAGAAATAAACTATTTTTTATTTTTTTCGTCTAGTAAAAATAATTCTGCAACTTTTAATGCTTTTTCTCTTGCGTCTGGGCTTAGCTCGCTAAATATATTAAAAACTTCTTTCATATCTTCGTCAAGATACATATTCTCAATAAGCTCCTTTTCTGTTTTAAAATTTTCAGCATCATAATCTTTTTCGTTTTTATTTATAAATAAGCTATTTCTAACATCAGTTCTTCCTAATAAATAATCTGTAGACACATCAAAATAGTTTGCATATTCTTCTATTGTACTTTTCTTAGGTTCTCTTAAACCATTTTCTATCCTTGATAGTGTAGATTTGTTTATATGTAAATCCTCGCTTAATTTGTCTAGCGAGATGCCTTTTTCTTCTCTCAATTCTTTTATCCTATTCAATTTGCACAACCCCTTTTTATATTAATTCCAAAATAGCAACTTTTATTTATATTATAGCAACAAAATTAATTATTACAATTTTTTTTGCTAAAAAAGCAACAAAAGTATTGACTATAATCACAAAACTTGATATTATATAAATATGAAGTTGCCAAAATAGCAAAAAGGAAGTGATTTAATGTACTTAAATAGATTAGAAGGATTGATGAAGGAAAATAGACACACCCAAAAAAATGTGGCAGATATATTAGGTCTTAGCTCATATGGTTTTAGATTAAAATTAAAAGGAAAAAACGAATTTAAAGCAAGTGAAATAAAAAAGATATCTAAATTATATAATGTATCTGCGGATTATTTTTTTTCAGATGAAGTTGCTAAAATAGCAATAAAAGAAGAAAGGGGCAATAAATAATGAAGAATCTAACCATAATCAAGCAAAATAATCAATTTTTAGTTGAAAGTAGAGAAGTAGCAGAATTAATAGAAAAGAAGCACGATAATTTATTAAGAGATATAAGAGGATACAAGAAGATTTTAGAGGACTCATCAAATTTGAAGAGTCAAGATTTCTTCATAGAAAGTACTTATATAAATACTCAAAATAAAATTCAACCTTGCTACTTATTAACTAAAAAAGGTTGTGACATGGTAGCTAATAAAATGACAGGTGAAAAGGGAATTATATTTACAGCGATTTATGTAACTAAGTTTGAAGAAATGGAGCGAGAGTTAAAAGAACAACAACCTAAATTACCAACTACATATAAAGAAGCACTGCAACAGTTATTAATCGAAGTTGAAGAAAAAGAGCAATTACAATTAGAAAATCAAGTAATGAAACCAAAAGCAGATTACTTTGATGCTCTAGTAGAAAGAAACTTGCTAACTAATATAAGAGATACAGCAAAAGAACTTGGAGTCAAAGAAAAAACATTTGTTTTATGGTTAATAGAGAAGAAATATTGTTACAGAGATTTAAAAGGCAAAATAAAACCTTACTCTAACAAGATGCAGTATTTTGAACTGAAAGAATTTACAACACCATACGGACATTCAGATACTCAAACATTAATAAATCCAAAAGGAAGAGAAGCATTTAGATTATTACTTATAAAGGATGGACTGGTAAAAGAAAAAGAATATCAAATAACTTTATTAGGCTAAAATTGAAAGTACTTTGAAAATTAAAGATTATGGAGGTAGTTACAATGAGCGAAGACATATTTTATGGTATAAAAAATACTCTTGATGAAATAGCAGAGGTTCAAATTAAAAATAAACAAGGTGTGTTAAAAGAAGTTGGAATGTTAATAAGTGGTGAGGACAATTCTTGTATAACGCATTGTTTAGATGAAGATTTAATTAAGTTTTACATAAAAGAAGAGGCAGTATTGACAATAGATAAAGATAGTCATTTGTTATGTATGCTTGATGCTCTATTTTATAACTTTCTTGATAAATAATAAATACAGAATATTCTTGAAATGGTGGTGAAGAAATTGGGTAATATATCTAACTTTAATTTAGATAAACAAGAAGATAAAAGTTTTAATGACCTGGATAATATATCAATTTGTTTTTCAGAAGGTATTCGTAAAGTTGTAGAAATGAATTTAAACAACTATAAAAATAAAATCTCAAAATACTTAAATGAAACTTCGAAAATAGAATTGTTGGAACCAAAAGAATTAACAATTGTTATAAGTAAAGGTTATCCCGATTATCTTATGTCTGTTGAAGAAGCAAGTAAAAGATTGAAAATAGATAAAGTATTTGGATATGAGTTAATAAAAAATGGACTTTTGAAGTCAGTTGATATAGGGGCAACTAAAGTTTCTAGTTATGAATTAGATGATTTTATAACTAGGAATCAAGGAAAAAACATCAAAGAAATGCTTAGAGAAATGAAAGAACTTAGAGAGGGGGTGATTTAATTGGAACTAGTAACATACAGAAACAAGCTTGTTTTACTAAAAGATGGAGAAAAGATTGCAACTATAAGTTTAAAAAGGAAATTTCTCAGCAACAGACTTAAATTAAAAATAAGATAGGAGAGATAAATTGAAAATAATTTATAAAAACAAAGTTTACAAAGTAGAACAAGACAAAAAGTTATTTAGAATTACATACTATGATGAGCAGAGAGGTAGTAAGAAGTTTAATAAAGAGAAGAAAGTAAAAAGAAGTGTTTTAACAAGAGATATAGAGTTAGTTAACTTGTATTTACCAGCACATTTAAAAATAAAATAAGCTATAAATAATTAAAGAAAAAGGTGATTAGATGGAAATAGAACAAGCAACAATACGCCTGCCTAGAGAACTTAAAGACAAGCTTCTAAAACAGGCAAAAGTTAAAGGATATACATTAAAAGATATGATAGTTTTTATTCTAAAGGATTATCTTCAAAATATTTCTCAAGAATAAATTCAATTTCTCTACCTATAGAACGCTTATCTTTTTGAGCAAGTTGTTCGATTTTCTCAAAAAGAAGTTTATTAATTCTTAGTGTAAATCTTTTATCCTCTTCACGAGTATAAATATCTTTATTAGACATATTTATCATTCCTCACATAAAATTTGACGTCTTTATGACACTTTAATAATAAAATAATATAAAAGAAAAGTCAACAAAAATGCTTGACGTCAAATATATGACATGGTATTATTAAAACAAGAAGGGAGTTGACGTCAAATATATGACAAATGAAAGAGTTAGATTTACATTTAGATTACCAGCACCATTGCTTGAAAAAATTAAAAATAGAGCATCAATAGAAGGTAGTTCAATGAACTCACTTATATTACACATACTTTGGGATTACATAAAAGAAATAGAAAATAAGGAGGTCAAATAATGGTTGAATTGGTAAAAGAATTTGATTTACAAACAATTAAAGTAGGAAATGCAGTAAAAGTAAATTGCAAAAGATTTGGTTTTGAAATTGATTGTATAGTAGTAGTAGCAACAGAAAAAGAATTAAATTTAGCATACTTTGATGAAGGTAGAGGCTGTATGGAGTATCAAGCCTTAATAACAGAAGATATTCAAGATGGTGATTATGAGATTAAAATTTTATCTTAGGAGGAAATAAAATGGCAGCTTTAATAATGGTAGGTTTATTTGCAATATGTTTAGTAGGATTAGTACAAAATAGAGATTAAGTGAAGGGGTGTATTTAGATGGAAGCAGCTAGATTAATAGCAATGGGTCAAATTAAACAGGCTGAAAAAGAAATAAGTAAATTGCAAGGTACAAAAAACAATAGTAGTTTAATGTGGTGGGAAGCCGTAAAATTTGCTAGTCAAAATATATTACAAGGGTTGGAACATGATATAGAGCTAGAAGCATCAACTGATTTCAGGGAGTTTATGATAACACAAGAAGAACTTGAAAGAGATAGACCTATAGATGTGCAGATATAAGAAAAGAGCCTAGGGTGAGGCTCAATTCAAATAAATATTAAAAAATTTAATTAAGCTAATTATAGCATAAACGGAGGGAAATTATGAGTACTTTATATGAATTAACTACAGATTTATTAGAAATAGAAGAAGGTTTAACAGAAATAACAGGAAATGAAGCTGAAAAACTAGAGGAAATAAAAGAAATAATAAAACAAGAGATACAAAATAAAAACACTAGGATAGTTTCAGTAATATTAAACATTGACAGTGATATAAACTCTATAGATTCAGAGATTAAAAGATTGCAAGAGTTGAAAAGGGTCAAAAAGAATACTCTTGATAGATTAAAAAGCAATATAAAAGACTGTATGGAATTACTTGGTACTAAAAAAGTAGAAACAGTTTTAGGAAATATAAGTATAAGAAAGTCAGCAGGTAGCTTAGTCATAGAAGATGAAGAAAAGATACCTGCTATATATAAAACAGTAGAGCAAGTTGTAAAAGTAGATAAGAACACTATTAAAGATTTTATTAAAAAAGGTCATGAGGTTGAAGGTTGCAGGATTGAATATGGAACTACACTAACAATTCCAAAAGCTAAAAAAGAGTAGGTGAGAACCATGGAAATTAATAATATTTACATTAAGTTGATGGATATAAGAGTTAAATTTAGTAAGTTGAATTTAAAGAAAAGTGGAGAAAATAAGTTCGCTAACTTCAAGTATTTTGAGTTAGCAGACTTTCTACCACAAGCAACTGGATTACTTGAAGAAGCTAAGCTATGCCCTATAGTGACCTTTACAAATGAATATGCAACTCTAACATTAATTAATGGAGAAAACCCATCAGAACAGATTGTATTTACTTCTCCCATGAGAGATTTACAACTTAAAGGTTCTAATGAATTACAAGCACTAGGAGGTATAGAAACTTATCAAACTAGATATTTATATATTCAGTTACTTAATATAACTGAAAGTGACACTTTTGACGCAACTAGTGGCAAAAATGAAGCTAAAAGTAATTCTAACAACAGAATATTAACTGACAAACAATTAAGTAGGTTATATGCAATAGCAAGTAATGCAAATGTTGATAAAGAAAGTTTGAAAGAAAAAGTATTTAAAAGATTTGGAAAAGAGATAAAAGATTTAACAAAACAAGAATATGACACAATTTGTAATGCTTATGAAAAGCAAAATCAAGAGTAGGTGATATATTGAATTTTAATAATGAAACATACTTTCACATAAATTTTGACGACCCATTTACAAGAGTACCTAATACAATCCTCGACAATGAAAATCTTTCTTATTCAGCTGTAGGAGTAGTCACTCAAATGTTAAGATTTCAAAGGTCGGGTAGTCATAAAGTGTATGCAAAATCATTAATAAGCTATAGAAAAGATAGTAAGACAAAAGTAAGTAATGCTTTAAAGGAGCTTATGCAGGAAGGTTTTGTTATTAGGACACAAATAAGGGATGAAAAAGGTCAAATGAAAGGTTATAGATATGATATTTTTGATACACCTCAAAATGTAAATTCTGAAAGTATTGAAACGACTGAATCTCAACCGTGTGCCGTTTTCCCGACTCCGGTAAAACCGGAAGCCGGTAAAACCGAAGTCGGTGAAACCGGAAGCCGGCAAAACCGAGGTCGGGAAATCGGCAACATAAAAGAAAATAGTATTAAAAAGAAAATAGGTTTAAAAGAAAATGATGTTATTACTACTGTTATTGCTGAACAATCTGAAAAAAATAAGACTGTCTACATAAAAAAATATTATGAATCTTATATAGGTGTGATTACTCCAAATAATTTTCTTCAGCTACTGACTTATTTAGATGATGGAATGGAAGCTGATGTAATAATAAGAGCTGTTGATGAAGCTGTAGGCAGTGGAGTTAAGAATTATAAGTATGTAAAGACAATCTTAAATAATTGGATAGAAGCAGGTGTAAAAACTGTTTTAGAACTTACAGAATATCAGAATGAATTTGAAAGAAAGAAAAAGAGTAAGCAGGAAAAGAAGCAGTCTAATAGTAAAACTGTGAATACTCATAATGTGAATAAAAATAAGTTTGCTAACTTCAATCAGACTTTCACTCAATATGAAGAAAAAGAGCTAGATGAGATTATTAAAAAGAGTCAGAAGGAAAAATTTAAATAAAATTAAACTTCTAGGAAGTAAATATCAATATATTGCTTCCTAGAAAAGGGGAGGTATAAAATGGCGAGAATATATGCACAAAGAAGTGGTTCTTTAAACGAACAAGATAGATTGGAATTATTAAGATTACTTGGGAAAGCTGGATATACAGTAAAGATTGCTAGAGAGAAGCAAAATAGCAAGACAACTTATACTTACTTTGTTGAGTATACAGAAGAACAGGAAGAAAAATAGAAGGGGGCTAGTTAAATGAATACAATAACTTTAGTTGGAAGATTAGTTGCAGATGCAGAATTGAAGTACCTTCCAAATTCAGGTACTCCAAAAATAACCTTTTCAATGGCAGTAGATAGAAGGTTTAAAGATAAAAATGGAAATAAAATAACTGATTTTATTCAATGCGAGCAATTAGGAAAACATGTAGAGAATTTAGTGCAATATCTTGTTAAAGGTAAGCCTATATATGCTGTTGGAGAGTTAAATATATATAATTACAAAGATGAAAATGGTTGCTGGAAATCTATTACTAAGGTTAATGTAAATGCTTTAGAACTACTTTCTAGTAAAAATGATAATAATGCTAAACAAGAATATGTACCACCAGGATTAGACCCACAAGGTTTTCAAGCAATAGATGATGACGATATACCTTTTTAATTAAGTTAAATAGTCTAGGGAGTAATTATACAATATTACTTCCTAAAAGTTAAAAATGGAGGGATAAAAATGAGTAGAACAGCTATATGTAGTGTTTGTGGGGAGTTTCTAGTTGAGAGTTATGATGACCAGTTTACAAATACAAAGGTTATGGATTTGCATGGTAGAGAATTTGTAATTGTTATATGTAAGAGTTGCTTAGAAGAATTATTAAGAAAATGTGATGATGGGGGTATTAGGGATGATAATAATTAGAAGTCAAGATAAAACTGATTTAGTAAAAGCTGATTGGATAAATGTTGATAAAGAATGTGTATATGCAATGTTTGGAGATATGGATAACTTTAAAAAGATAGGTGAGTATGAGGATGAAAAAAGGGCTATACAAGTGCTGGATAATATACAAAGATTTATTGAAGGTGGAACTAGAACAGATTCTATAGACAGTTATAAGGTTAGAAGTTATAGAAATAGAATATTTCAAATGCCAGTTAAATAGGGAGGTTACTGAAATGTTAAAGGTTGAAAAATATTTTAGTGGTTCTTTAGGAACAAATATCATAGATGATGACCCTACATGTAGAAATTACTTAGCACTATATTGTTGTGTTCACGGAGTAAGAAAAAATGGAGAACTTATATTTCCAACATGTGAAAAAATGTTAATAGAGTTTAATGTTGATAGGGATAGAAAAAAGAGAAAGAAATGTTTAAAGGTAAAGTTGATTAATGCTAAAACTGGTGAAGAAAAAATATTTGATTCTATAGATAGTGCAGCATGTTTTTTAAGATTAAAACATCAAGCAGTTTATCAAACAATTAAAAAGAAAAGTAAAACTAGAAGTGGATGGAAAGCTGAATATATTGAGGAGGAATAATGGAAGTTTCAAGGACTGAATACACAATTAAAAGAGCAAAAGAGTTGTATGACAATGGAGAGGACATATTTATTGCTATAGATAAGGCTAGAGAAGAATATGAGGAGATGATTAAAAGTGAGTTTAATTAAGTACAGAGGTTATGATTTTGAGAATGAGAAGTGGATTTATTCTGAAACAATAAAGTGGAGTGATGCAGTAGATTGTTTATTTATGCTAAAAGAGAATTGCGAATGGCAAAAAGTATCTAATGTTGGAGTATTCTCTAAATGTTGGTCTGGAAATAATGAAGAAATTTATGAGGGAGATATATTGAAAGAACCCTATAATACTAAAAATAAATATGAATATGGAATTGTAAGACAAGAAAATTATGCTCTTGAATTATATGTTGAATGGCATTATTTAAAGCAATTTGAAGGTAAATGGGAGGAAATTACAAGTAAAGCAACTATAATGAATAGCAAAAAATATGTAGTAGTTGGTAATGAATGCGAGAATTTGGAAGAAATTAAAAAAGAGTTCTTAGAACGTAAGGAGATGTTAGAAAATGAACATCTTGGCTAGTTTAATACTTATAATAGGAAGTTTTATAGCTGGTAGAGTTTATGAGTATAGATTGAATCTAAAAGAGTGTGAAAATTGCGACAATAAAAGAGGTGTATAAGAATGGATGATAGATTAGAAATTATAAATGCTTCTGTAAATTATATACAGATGATATGTGAAAGTTCAAATATAGCTATTATAGCAGAGCGAGGAAGAGTTAGAATATTAGATTTAGAAACTAAAGAAAAATATGATTTATTAAAAAATAAACTCGAGGAAATGTTAGAAGAAATATAAGTGAAAATATCTAATTAAGACAGTTTAGAGAGTTGCAAAATGTCTTTTGGTATAAATTATTGTTGAAGTGTTTTGTGACTCTCAAAAATGAAAATAGAGAGGGGAATAATATAATGGATTTAAATAAAATTATGAATGATGCACTAGTAGAGTTAGAGGAAAATGGCTTTGTAGAGGAAGTAGTTAAAAAACAATTGGCAGAAACAATAAAAAGAGTTGTGAATGAGGTTTTTGGAAATTGGGGTGATTTTAGTAAAAAAATTGAAAAACATCTAAGTGAAAATATAAATATAAATTTAGATAAATTAGATATACAAAAATATAATGTGCTCGTAGCAACTACAGTAAAAGAAAAGATTGATATGACAATGAAGGTAGAAGCTATTGAACACTTAAAAAGAAATTTAGATAACATGCTTGTAGGTGCTGAAAAAGAATATAAAATGAGCGAATTGTTGGAAATATTAAAAATGGATAAATATGATATTGATGAATATGAAGGCTATGAAGATTGCATAACATTTATTCTTGATGAAAATAAATATGGTTCGGGATGGATTGAAATTGATAAAGAACCAAATAAAAGTAAATACAGATGTGAACACTCTATATTGTTGAGAAAAGATGGAACTATTGCATCATATAGATACGAGAATAGAGAAATATCATCTAAAGATATAATGAGTGGATTTGATAATTTTGGAGATTTGCTATTTAAAATATTTGCTCATGGGTCAAAAATAATTTTGGATTTAGGAAATGATATAGAAGATTATGATTTAACAAATGGAGAAGATTATTAAAATAGGGGATGGAACAAATGTCAAAGTATGTATTGAGATGGCAAAAAGGATTATTACTAGATGAACGCAAGATAAATTATTCATGTGGAAGTATAGAAAATTTAAAAAAGAAAGCTGAATTATTAGCTAAAGATGACAAGATACTGCTTGTAACAATAGATAAAGTTGAAGAAGTTATAAAAGATACTAGAAGCCAAAAAATGGCTGAATATTTTGAGGATGAAGGGGTGGAAGTATGATAATACACAAATTTATAATACATGTTTTAGATAAGAATAGCGACACACCAATACTAAATGATTTTGAGGGTAGAGTCAGCCAAGATATTGAAGCTTTCTTTCAAAAGAAAATAAGCAAAGTATCAAGAGATAATGACATCAGAACAGCTATATTTAATGACTATAGTAACAATCTAATTAAGAAGTGTTGTGAACAAATTATTTATGATGAAAGTTCATTTTTAAATAACTCTAAAGAGATTGCAGCTTATTTATTTGATGTTATGAAGCTTAATGCTACATTAGAATCTTGTGACTTAGCAATTTGCTTATACTCTCAAAAAGATGAAAAGAAAGTTGCTATATTAAAACTTGATTACAACAAGTCATATACTCATTCAATCGAGTTTAAAGATGATAAATTTAATATACAGATGTCAGCTAATGAAGTTAATATACAAGAAACTAAAACGGTCAAAGTTGCTGCTTTGGTTGGATTAAGTGGAATGAATGATGAATACCATCTTAGGGTTTTAGACAAGGATGCAGAAAAGGAAGAAGCTAATTCTAAGTTTGTTACAGAGTTTTTAAATGCTACTAAAGTGAAAGATGACAAGTACAAGACTAAGAAGTTCAAAAATACAGCTGAGAATTGGATAACTAATGCTCTTAGTAATGATATAAAACAAGCAGAGGATGTAAGAAGTATATTAAATTATACTTTGATAGAAAAGCATGAAATTGATATAAATGATTTTGTTGATAAAACAATTAAAGATGATAAGTTAAAAGATAGTTTTAAAGAACATATGGAAGAAAAGGGTCTTGATGAAAGTTTTAGCATAGATAAAAAATGGGTTGAAAAAAAGCTTAAAAAGAGAAATATAAAAACTGACAATGGTTTTGAAATAAAAGGTAACTTAACTGATTTTGAGGACCCAATGAAATATACAGTAAGACAAAATCAAAATGGGTCTATAGATATAATTATTAAGAATGTTAATTTCTATAATGAAAAATAAGGGGGCTACAATGGAAAATAAAGATAATTTTGTATTAAATAAGCTTGGACCAGCAAGTAAAGTAATGAAAAAAGTTGAAATAGATGAAAAAGAAATTAAGAGTTATCTAAAAGAACTAAAAGAATGTGAAGAAGTAAAAGTTTTTATTATTAGAAAAGATGGAATTGAAATTCCAATAGTTTTCAAAGATGGAAATATGAACGAATGGTTAAGAAAAGAAATTGAGATAAGTTTTGATAGATTTAAGGATGAAATTGCTCAAGTTAAAAAAGCATTGATTAAAGTTACAGGAGAGAATTAAGAAGTTAGAAGGTGCTCATATGACTAATAAAGAAATGTGCAAGTCAAATAATCTTGATGAAAGAGAAGTGTGTAAGGAATTTGGAAAAGAGATTTGTGGTAGTTGTATAAATGATAGGGTAGATTGCGAAAGCAAAGATTGTGATATAGCATATGAAAATTGGCTAGAGAAGAATACAGAAAGATAATTATAAAAATAAAGTCAAGGTAAGTTTGTGAATGAAACTAGAATGTTATAGACTTACTTTGACTTATAAAAAAGGAGTGTATTAAATGGCTAATATATATTGCGAAAATTATAATTGTAAAAACTACTTTGAAGATATGTGTATGCTTGAAAGAATTGAAATTAATAACCTGAAAGTGTGTGAAAGTTACATTGAAGGTAAAAATGAGCTATATAAATTAGAAAACGGATATACTATACATCCTAAAGATTTGAAAATGGTGAAAAGTAAAGATTATTCTGTTGAAGTTACTCATATTCCAACTGGTATTACAGTAAAATGCCGTTCTACAAATAGTATTTTAAAAAATAAAAATAAGTGTTTGGAAGTTCTAGAAGAAGAACTAACAAAAATAAACTCTCACTTAGAGCTAGAAGATTTACGCTAAATAGGAAGTGAGCTTATGAAACGAAGAAGATGCAGTTGGTGTGGTAAGTTATTTTATCTTGAAGAAAAATCTAAGGATGTTTATTGTTGTAAAGAATGTAGGAAGAAGGCTAAGAAGGTGAAAAAATGAAAGTTTTTCTTGTAATAGATGGAGAACCAGTTGGTAAAGAAAGACCTAGATTTAACTTGGCTACTAAAAGGACCTATACACCACAGAAAACTAAGGACTATGAAGAATTAATAAAATGGTTATATCAATCTAAAGTTAGACATTATTTTACTGGATACATAAAAATGACTTTAAGATGTTATTACTCTATAGCAAAAAGTAACAGTAAAAAGATTAAAGAGCAGAAAAGAAATAATGTGTTAAGACCCAATAAAAAACCAGATATTGATAATGTGGTCAAGATTATAGCTGATTCACTCAATGAGATAGCTTATAAAGATGATACGCAGATTGTTGAGGTTGTAGCTAGTAAATATTACAGTGATAAACCAAGAGTTGAGGTTATATTAGAAGATGTTATTTAACCAACGGAAAAATCCGTTCGTTAGATTAGGTACTCAGTTTTTCATAAAAATGTGAAAAAGCTGAATAGAGAATATATCAAATGGTAAAGGAGAGATAAATTATGAATGAAAATATAAATAAAGAAATAACAGTACTTGGAACTTTAGAAATCGAGGGAATGAAATTTCATAACATTGAGGGTGGATTTGGAGAACATAAGAAAGCAATGCTAGTAAAAGATATAGCTGAGATACATAATAGAGAATCTAGACAGATTAATGAGCTTATAAATAAGAATAGAAAAAGATTTAAAGATGGAAAAGATATATTAGATTTGTTAGGTGTCGGTTTGGACGATACCAAAATAAAAGAATTAGGATTTACTCAACAATCAATTAATTCTTATAGAGGGTTAAAAAACAAAGGGTTATTATCTGGGATTTATATATTATCTGAAAGAGGTTATGCAAAATTATTAAAAATATTAGAAGATGATATAGCTTGGGAATTATATGAGAAGTTAGTTGATGGATATTTCTCTATGAGAAAAGAACTAAATAATCCTCTTTTAAGTGCATCAAAGGAGTTACAAGCTATATTTATGCTAGATAAGAAACAAGAAGTCTTAGAAACTAAAATAGAGAATGTTAATGAGAAGTTAGAGAACTTTATGGATGATGCACCATTATTCAATATCGAGTGTGAGTGTATTGTTAAAGAGGTTAAGAGGGTATCAACAAAATCACTTGGTGGACATGGAAGTAAGGCTTATAAAAATAAATCTTTAAGAGGTAAAGTTTATAGTGATATATACCATCAGATTAAACGAGAATTTGGAGTAGATAGTTATAAGGCTATAAAGCGTTGTCAGTTAGATAAAGTATTAGAGATTGTAAATAGTTATAAGTTACCTATAGTGTTTGAAGAAGAAATAAGACTTTTGAATAGTCAATTATCAATTGTGAGTTAAGACAGGAATAGATTTTTCTCCTTTAAAGGGGAAAACCTGCAATAGTTAATTAAAAGAGAAAAGGAGTGCTTTCACACTCCACTTGTCAAAAATATAAAGCTTTTATCCAAGATTATTATAACATAAACAGGAGTGTGGAAGTATGGATAATAATATTAATAAAAAAGAACTATTTAAAAAAGTAGAAGGTAGACTACATCATTATAAATTTTTAAGTGCAGAAATTAAAAATCTTGAATTAGATATAGAAAGTAGAGAAAATGAAATATTTGGTTGTAAGGCTATCGGGTATGGTGAAAAAGTAAGTCCAACATATGCTTTTAATTCAACTGTTGAGAATGAGATTATAAAAAAAGAAAGAGATATTGCTAGATTAAAAAAACTGAAAAAAGATAAAGAAATAGAAAAGAAGAAAATAGAAAATGCACTTACATGCTTAGATATAAGAGAAGAACATTTTTTTAAACTGTTTTATAATAGCAGAATGAAAAATAGTATGGTTTATATATCCTTAGAAATGAACTCAGATAGGAAAACATGTAGATGTGTAAGGGAAAGATTAGTGTATAAAGTTATGGATATGCTTTATCCAAGAATTAAGGAAAATGAACTCCCATTATTTAAAAATTAGAAAATTCCCCAGTTTTTCCCCAGAAATTCCCACTTTATTCCCTACTTTCTCCCCGTTTTGATTAAAAAAGCATGAGATAATAGTATTGTGGAAATAAAGATTTCCCTCTCAAAACTTAATATTTGACTAGGGTTAAGGGATTGCCCTAGTCACTATGAACAGACTAGGCAGGGCATGAGGATGCTGTTAGTTCAATTCTAACTATGTTCAATCTTTAGTTTTTCTATTTCAATTAATCTACGGATACACTAAAAAATAGTATATGAATTGAGATTAAAATCTCATACAATTTTGTATCTTAATTCAAAGTCTAAAAACCGAGTGGGGCTTGGTAACCTCACTCACCATGCAAGTACTGGTTTAATCTAGGTTCGATTCCTGGAACTTGCTCCCTTTAATAATATGTATCCCCCATTAAAAAGGCTTAGATTAACTTCTAGGTCTTTTTTAATACAAAAATTTATTAAAAATGCACGGCATGCACTATTCAGATATGCATGTCATGCATGTCTAAAGTCGAATATTTAATATTTTCGATGGCTCAAATTGAGGGGTCGAAAATAAAAACAGGAGGTAGTAGTATGTTGAAAATTTTACAAGAGAAAAATGTAAAAGTAATGTGGTCCAAAAATGGAGAAGAAGTTTGGTTTAATGCAAATGACGTAGGAGAGGAACTAGGCATAGTAAATATTCGTGATACATTAAGAAATATAGATAGAGAATATAAAAAGAAATTTAATGAGTCTACTGTCGGAGATTCCTACACTAGAAACTTTAAAGATAAATTGCCTAACTTCGGTACTACTTTTGTTACAGAAGAAGCTGTGTACAATATGTCATTTAGAAGTAATAAACCAGAAGCAAAGTTATTTACAAAATGGGTTACAAAAACACTTAAACAAATTAGAATACATGGTTATTATATTGCTACAGAAAAAGACCAGGAATGGCTGGATATAAGGACAGAAGGCAAAAAAGTAAGAAAAGATTTTACAGATGAAATACAAGAGTTTGTATATTATGCTACTAGTCAAGGTAGCAATAAACCTCAGATGTATTATAAACATTTTACTGAACTTGTAAGAAAAAAATTAGGTATTCCAAAAGGTGTGAAAAGAGATGAGTTAAATCAAAGCGAACTATTTGATATACAAGCACTTGAAAGAATTATATCTATGAAATTACCTAAGTTAATAGATAAAGATATGAATTATAAAGAGGTATATAAAAAGATTAAGGAATTAATAGAAATGATTTAAGGGACTGTCTTGATGGAGGGTCTTTTTTAATTCCCAAAACGACAAACAAACGAGGTGGTGATGTGCAAGATGTCAAAGAAAAGGTAAAACAAGATTACATAAAAGGTATGAAACAAAAGGAAATATCAGCAAAGTATGACATTAGTTTAAACACTTTAAAGTCATGGATAAAAAGATACAATTGGGCTAGTGAGAAAAAGAAGGGTGCACCTAAAAATAAAAGAGGTGCACCCATAGGTAATAAAAATGCCACTGGTCCTCCTGGAAATAAAAATGCTGAAAAGTTTGGTTTCTTCTCAAAATATCTACCTGAAGAAACTAGGGAATTGATACAAGAAATATCTATAAAAGATAAATTTGATATTCTTTGGGAACAGATAACAATTCAATACGCAGCAATAATAAGAGCACAGAAGATAATGTATGTTAAAGGCAAGGAAGAAATGGTTAAAGAATTAAAGAAATATGAAAGCACAGAAAATGGTGAGAAGATAGAGTATGAATTTCAATTTGCATGGGATAGGCAAGCATCTTTTCTTAATGCACAGAGTAGAGCTATGAGTGAACTTAGAAGTTTAATTAAACAGTATGATGAAATGATTCATAAGGATTGGAATTTGGCTACAGAGGAGCAGAAAACAAGAGTTGAGAAGTTGAAATGTGAAGTTGATAACCTAAGTAAAGATGATATTGGAGATGATGAGTTGAAAATAAGTGTAGATTATGGTGATAGAAATGATAGTTAGAGTAAATTTTAATCCAGATTTCAAGGAAGCTAATTTTACTAAAAAAAGATACAGAGCAATGAAAGGTTCAGCAGGGAGTGGAAAATCTGTTAATGTAGCACAAGACTATATACTAAAGTTAGGAGATAAGAAGTATCAAGGAGCTAATCTATTAGTAGTTAGAAAGTCAGAATCTACACATAAGTATTCAACGTATGCAGAGCTTACAGGAGCTATAAATCGTATTTATGGTAAACAAGCTGATAAGTATTGGAAAACTACTTTAAATCCTTTAGAAATTAAGAGTAAAGTTACTGGTAACTCTATAATTTTCAGAGGAGTTAATGATGCAAAACAAAGAGAAAAATTAAAATCAATTAACTTCTCGAAAGGAAAATTAACATGGGTTTGGTGTGAAGAAGCTACAGAACTTATGGAAAGTGACATAGACATACTAGATGACCGTTTAAGAGGTATTTTAACTAATCCTAACCTATACTATCAAATGACATTTACATTTAATCCAGTCTCAGCTACTCATTGGATAAAAAGAAAGTATTTTGACTATAAAAATGATGATATATTTACTCATCATAGTACTTATCTACAAAATAGATTCATAGATGAGGCTTACTACAGAAGAATGCAAATGAGAAAAGAGCAAGACCCAGAAGGGTACAAAGTCTATGGTCTTGGAGAATGGGGAGAAACTGGTGGAGCAATACTTAAAAATTATGTTATACATGAATTTCCTACAGAATTTGAGTATTTTGACAATATGAGGTTATCACAAGACTTTGGATTTAACCATGCAAATGTAGTACTTAGAATTGGCTTTAAGGATGGAGAATTATATATATGTAATGAAATATATGTACATGAAATGGATACTTCAGAAATCATAAAGATTGCAAATAGTAGAGGTTTAGAAAAGACTCTATTTATGTACTGTGATAGTGCTGAACCAGATAGAATTAAGATGTGGAAGAGTGCAGGATATAAAGCTAAAGGAGTTAAAAAAGGACCAGGAAGTGTTAAAGCTCAAATAGATTATTTGAAACAATTAAGAATACATGTACATCCTAGCTGCACTAATACCATAAAAGAAATACAACAATGGAAATGGAAACAAGATGAAAGAACTGGATTATATCTTGATGAACCAGTTGAGTTTATGGATGATGCAATGGCTGCGCTTAGATATTCTATAGATAATAAGCTTAAAAATAATGGAATAAGCTTCTTAAAGTAAAGGAGGTGTTAAATATTTATATAAGTGAAACAGATTTAATAAAAGTTCAGTTAAAAAAAGAGAGCACCTTTAACCTAGTAAAAGTCATAGAACACTACATCTTAAAGCATAGGCCAGAAAAATATAAACAAGGAGAAGAATACTATTATGGTAATACTGATGTAAACAATAAGAGAAGATATTATCTCTTAGATGGAGCTAAGGTTGATGATTTTACTAAGGTTAATAATAAAGCAATTAACAACTACCATAAGCTTTTAGTTGACCAAAAAGTGGGCTATAGTGTTGGAAATCCAATCGTATTTAATGCAGATGATGATAATCTCACTAAGCTTTTAAATGACTTACTAGGAGAAGAGTTTGACGATACAATAACAGAACTATATCTCAATGCTAGTAATAAAGGGGTTGAATGGTTACATCCATATATTAATAGAAAAGGTGAGTTTAAATATGTAATAATTCCAGCTGAAGAAGCAATTCCTATTTGGGATAGTAAAAGACAGAGGGAATTAGTTGCATTTATTAGGTTTTATTATATTGAAGATATAGATGGAAATAAAATAAAAAGAGTTGAGTACTACACAGAAAATGATGTAACTTACTTTGTTGAAAGAGGTAATAGTTTTGTTCAAGAATTTTTATATGATGAATATGGAAAAATGACTGATATACAAGAAGGTCATTTTAGAATAAATAACAAAGAACAGGGTTGGGGTAAAGTTCCATTTATACCTTTTAAAAATAATGAAAAGTGTGTCTCAGATTTAACTTTCTATAAATCATTAATAGATATATATGACAATAATATTTCTACACTAGCAGATAACTTAGATGAAATACAAGAGGTTATTTATGTATTAAAAGAATATCCAGGAACAAGTCTACAAGAGTTTATAGATAATATAAGATACTATAAATCAATTAAAGTAGATGGTGGAGGTGGAGTTGATAAACTAGAGATAAATATACCAGTTGAAGCTAAAAAGGAGCTTCTTGATAGATTGGAAAAGAATATAATTATCTTTGGTCAAGGAGTTAATCCAGAATCTCAAAACACAGGTGACAAATCGGGTGTAGCACTTAAATTTTTATATTCACTACTTGACTTAAAATGTTCTAAGACTGAAAAGAAGTTTAAAAAAGCAATTAGAGAGCTTTTATGGTTTGTGTGTGAGTATTTAAAGATAAGTGGTAGTAAGAGCTATGATTATAAAACAGTTCAAATTACTTTTAATCACTCTATGATAATAAATGAAGCTGAAAAGATAGATATGGCAGCTAAATCAACTGGAATTGTATCAGATGAAACTATTGTTTCTAACCATCCTTGGGTCGAGGATGTTAATGACGAACTTGAGAGACTTAAAAAACAGGAAGATACTCAAAAAGAGTATGATGATTTAATTCCTAATAATCAAGATGGTGTTATAGATGAAACATAAAGATTATTGGAGGAAGAGATTTGAACAATTTAGAAGAAGCTCAAAATAACAAAAGTGTAAAATATTATCTTGAATTAGAAAAGCAATATAAACTAGCTATGAATAGTATAGAAAAAGATATATTAGCATGGTACAACAGATTTGCCAAAAATGAAGGAATATCTTTATTAGAAGCTAAGAAACTACTAAATACAAGAGAACTAGAAGAGTTTAAATGGAGTGTCGAAGAATATATTAGACATGGTAAAGAAAATGCTATAAATCAAAAGTGGATGAAAGAGTTAGAAAATGCTAGTGCAAGAGTTCATATAACAAGACTTGAAGCTTTAAAGTTACAAATACAGCAACAAGTAGAAGTTTTATATGGAAATGAACTTGATGGTATTGATAAACTAATGAGAGATATTTATACAAGTGGATATTATCATACAGCTTTTAATGTTCAACAAGGAGTAAACGTTGGTTGGAGTTTAATGAGTCTTGATACTAATAGAATAAATAAAGTTATCTCTAAACCATGGACTAGTGATGGATTAAATTTTAGTGAAAGGATTTGGGGCAAACATAGACCTGCTTTAATTAATGAGTTACACACTAAATTGACACAATCAATTATTAGAGGTGAGAATCCAAAAAATCTAGTCAATGACTTTGCTAAGAGCTTTAATGTATCTAAATCACAAGCTAAGAATTTAATAATGACTGAATCAGCTTTCTTTGCATCAGCAAGTAGAAAAGATTGTTTTAAATGATTTAGATGTAGAGAAAATATGAGATTATTGCTACATTAGATTTAAGAACTTCAAATATATGCAGAGAGTTAGATGGAAAAGTATTTGATATGAAAGATTATCAAGTTTGGAATAACAGCTCCACCATTTCATTGTCGTTGTAGGACAACAACAGCTCCTTGGTTTGAGGATGAAGAAGGTTACAGAGCAGCAAAAGGAGAAGATGGAAAAACATATTATGTACCATCTAGTATGAAGTATAATGAGTGGTATGAGAAGTATGTTAAACATAATAGTATCTTAGAAATAAAAATAGTGCTATAATAGATAGCATAAAAGAAGATATTAAAAATGGTAAATATAATTTAAATATTCATGATGGGAAACAAGGAAAACATTTAAAAGGCATAATAATTATATAGAAGGAAGAAGCTATTTAACTATAACAAAAGAAGAAGCTCAAGAACTTGTGAATAAGCATGCTGGCAATGGAATCATAAAATTTAATCGAAGTGGAGAATGGGATAAAAAAGACTTATAGAAGTTGATAAGAATATAGGGGTCAATGTTAATAATATTACGGGTGAAAAAACTCTTACAAATAAGTTTAAGATACATTATTCCAAAACTGGAACACATATAGTACCAGCTTTATAAGGAGGAAAAATAAAATGAAATTATGGGAATATGTAGGGAAAATGTTCAAATAACTTGTGTAGATAAGCAAATAATAAGAGGAAAGTGTGATGGATATACACAAGCTTTAGATAATGAACCAGAAATAGCAAGTATATCAATAGCTAGGGATGGTTTATGGAATTGAAGTTTATGAAAATGAAATAGAATCTATCGAAAATATAAATAAGGAATGACTAAGCATGTACTTAAAAATAAGTAGATGCTTTTATTTTGTAAAAAATGAAAGGAGAAATTTAAAATGGATTGGTTAAAAGAATTGCTAGAAGGAATAAAAGTAGAGGATAACAAAATTGATGTAGCTTCTCTTCAAAAATCTATAGAAAAGAAAATAAAAGAGACTACAATTACTAAAGAAGATTATACAAATCTTGAAACACAACTTAATACAGCTAATGAAACTATTAAAAAGTTTGAAGGAGGTATGACAAAAGAAGATGTAGAGAATCTAAAAACAACTTATGAAACTGATAAGAAAACTTTGGAAGAAACCTACAAAAAGAAATTGAAGAAAAGGACTTTAATTACTGGTTAAATGATGCTTTTAAGTCTATTAAATGTAGGGATGAAATAGCGTTAAAAGCTCATTTAGATATAGAAGCACTAAGAAATAGTAAAGATAGACAAAAAGCTTTTGAAGAGCAAATAAATCCTTTGAAACAGGATAAAAGATTATTTGTTTAATGCAACACTAGAAGGTGAAGAGCCTAAAATAGATACTATAACACCAGGGCAAGAGCCTAAGATAAATGATTTTGGTTTTAATTTTACTGGGGTAAGACCTCATAAAAATAATAATAAATAGGAGGAAATAAAATGGCAAGCACTAAATTATGCAAAAGAATATTCAAATGTTTTAGCACAAGCATATCCTTATACTTTAAACTTCGGGGATTTGTATGCAACACAAATAATGGAAGATATAGATGGACTGGTTCTAAAACAATAGAAATACCAACTATATCTACAACTGGAAGAGTAGATTCAAACAGAGATACAATAGCAGTAGCTCAAAGAAACTATGATAATGCTTGGGAACCTAAGGTATTAACTAATCAAAGGAAATGGTCAACATTGGTTCATCCAGCAGATATAAACCAAACTAATTATGTGGCTTCAATAGGCAATATAACAAAAGTATATAATGAGGAACAAAAGTTTCCAGAGATGGATGCTTACTGTATATCTAAAATATATGCTGATTGGACCGCATTAGGTAACACAGCAGATACAACTGTTCTTACAAACAACAAACGTATTAGAAGTATTTGATAAGTTAATGGAAAAAATGACAGAAGCTAGAGTAACTGAAAATGGAAGAATATTGTATGTTACTCCAGTAGTAAATACACTTATCAAAAATGCAAAAGAGATACAAAGAACAGTAAATATAAAGGATGCAGGAACTTCTCTTAATCGTCAAACAACTGATATTGATACAGTTAAAATAATTAAAGTTCCATCTAACCTCATGAAAACTGCATATGATTTTACAACTGGATGGAAAGTAGGAGCAGGAGCTAAACAAATCTTTATGTCCTTAGTTCACCCAAGTGCAATAATTACACCTGTTTCTTATCAGTTCTCTAAGTTAGACGAACCAACAGCAGTTACAGAGGGAAAATACTTCTACTTTGAAGAAAGTTTTGAGGATGTATTTATATTAAATAAAAAAGCTGATGCAATACAATTTGTTGTTGAAGGAGCTGGAGCATAATGGCACAAGTAAGGAAATTAAATAGAATATTAACTATAGAAGAGTGTAAAATAGATGATTTCTTAGAGATGGGATATGATTTGATAGATGAAACTGGTAAGGCACTAAAGTATGGCAAGTCATTAAATGTAAAAGATTTAATAGCTGAAAATAATATTTTAAGGTCAAAAGTTGAGTCTTTAGAAGAAGAAAATAAGCAGCTTAAAGAGAAAAATAAACTTACTAAAAAGTAGGTGAAAATTATGGAAAATAATATAATTGATGAAATAGAAAAAAGACTTGAAAGTTTTGGATATATATTAAAAGATGGAGATAAGTGGTTAATAGGTTTTGTAAGAGAAAAAATAGAAAATATTATTAAACTAGATTGTAATATAAAAACTATGCCAATTGAATTGAAAGAAATTGAAGTTGATATGATAGTTGGAGAGTTCTTATTTACCAAAAAAAATATGGGTCAATTAGATATAGAAAGCATTAACTTTGAAGCTGTAGAAAAGTCTATATCAGAAGGTGATACAAAGGTAGATTTTGCTATAGGAAGTGGTTCTCAAACACCAGAACAACGCTTTGATAGCTTAATAGCTTATCTTACTACTTATGGTAAGAATAATATATTAACCTTTAGGTGCTTAAGATGGTAAGTAAAACTAGAAAAGCAATAGAAATGTTATATAGAGATAAATGTACTATAGTTGAGTATCAGCCAATTAAAGACCCTGTAACAAAACGAACTAACAATAAAGAAGTGATTGTATTAGAAAATCAACCATGTAAACTTTCATATAAAAATATAGTTTCTGCTACAGAAGGGAAAGTAGCTAAGCTAGAGCAAACTATTAAACTCTCTTTATATCTCCAGATATAG